CTAACACTCCAAGAGCTTGAGCATTACGGCAAGCCTGAGTTTCCTGAAGACGGGCAAACAAAGATCAGCATCACAGCCAAGACAGATGACTTCGAGATCCCTGTGATCGGCTACCTTGACTTTGTATTCCCAGATCACGGCGTGGTCATTGATCTTAAAACAACAGGCCGCATCCCAAGCAAGATGTCGCCAGAGCATCAACTGCAACGCGCGATCTACCAGAAGGCCCGAGGCAACCAGGTGGTCAAGTTTCTTTATGTGTCATCAAAGAAAACAAACATGCTTGAAGACGGCGATCCAACAGAGATCCTTGGCAAAGCCAAGAAGCAGATCGCTCGTCTGGAAAAGTTCCTGCGCTCAGGTAGCGCGGAAGATATTAGAGAGGTCATACCCGTCAACCCTAACACGTTCTACTGGAACGGGGCAGAAGATCTGCGGGAAGAAATGTATGGCATCTAATCCCAGCGCAGGGTTACGCGCACAACAACTCCAACAATCAAACAACGTAAAGGATACAAAATGTTTGAAATAGATCTAGGGGCATCAGGCTCTGACGTTAACACATTCCTGCAATGGTCAGCACGCGGCACACAGGACGGCTCCGTCCGCGCCAAGCAGTTCTATACCCGTGACGGTGCGGCAAAGGATGAGTTTGAGGCTGCGCAGACTAACGGCTTTGTCATTGACTTGGACAGCCTAAAGACAGGATGGCAGAAGTCAGACGGCATGGTTGGCGTAGCTCCCGAGTGGAAATGGAACCCAACAGTTAATCAAATGATGGGCAAGCCCGGTGATGATTACAAGAAAGGCTTTTCGGTCAAGTGTGCTATCGGTGGCGGCAAGGTCGCCATGTGGGAGCAGGCAGGCGCCGGCGTGTGGGCCGCGTTAACAGATCTCGCTCCAAAACTAAGCCAAGGCACAAACGGCCAAATGCCACTCATCAAAATGGTTGAGGCCAAGGAAATCAAGTTCACCAAAGGCTCCACATGCTACCCGATCTTTGAGATCGTAAAGTGGGTAGACAAGCCTGACTGCCTGAAAGAAGGTGTCGCCGCAGGGATAGCAGTCGAAGAAGCTGCACCCGCACCGGCCCCAGCTCCTGCACCAGCCCCAGCTGACGCAGAGTTTTAAATGAAAAAAGCCCAGCGGTCATAGCCGCTGGGCAGTTCAGGGGAGGAATCAATGAAAATGGAAGTGGAAGAACAAATGGAAATGGCTCCCAAAACCGAAATCATTAAGCAGTTCATAGCACAGATCACAGAAAATTGGAACACTGTGGGCCAACCGCTCATAGAGATACGTTCTATATCGCAATCTGGATCAGCAAACGCCGCAAGATTTGCACTAAAAAACATAGAAGACGCAGCCCAGCACGCCGAGGCAATGAACGCCGCCAAGCAAAATATCTATATGTGCATCAATCCAATTGATCCAATCGTGGATATACCAGCAGGCCAAGCAGCCAAAGACACAGACATCCTAGCCGCGTTCTACTGCTTTGCAGACGCAGACACTGCCGGCGCAATGGAAAACATCCTATCTTTCGCCGGCCCAAAGTTCACAATGTCTATCAAGACAGGAACAACGCCATTCGCAAGAGGCCACGCATACTGGCAGCTAGAAGAGCCAGTGCAAAACATGCAGGCATGGCGTGACGTACAAAAAGCAATCGCCGCCTCGCTCCAAACAGATGCAGCAGTCATCAACCCATCACGCATCATGCGCGTGGCAGGCACAGTCTCATGGCCCAACCAAAAGAAACAAGACAAAGGATACGTCCCAGAGCTGGTCACAATGCGTACAGAATTTAGTACAGACAGAGAGCCAGTAGAGTTTGAGCGCATGATGCGCGCCTTCCCAAGGGCAGAGCCACAGGCTGCTAGCACAATCAACATAGACCTCGGCCAGCAAGCAATGGACAGGCAGATGGCAGTCCAAAACGTGCTAGCAGGAGAGGATTGGCATCACAATATGGTGCGCCTGGTTGGATCATACGTCAACAAAGGCCTAGCAGACGAAGAGATCCACGCAATCACAGATGGCTTTACCCTTGGCGGCTACTCAGTAGAAGAAACAAGGGCAGAGGTGCAGAAGGCAATCGACGGCGCCAGAGCAAAAGGCTGGACGCCACCGCCAGATCCAGCAGCCGAGCGCATGGAGCAGCAAAACCAGACATTGCAGATAGCCACAGAGCCAACACAGAGCCACACAGAGGCCGATACAGGCAATGATTGGCCCACGCCCTACGAAATGTTTGATGCTCTCACACTGCCGCGCAGAGAGTGGGTGTATGGATACGACTACATCAAGAAGTATATCAGCGTAACAGCATCGGCCGGCGGTATAGGCAAGACATCAGCAATCATTGTGGAAGCACTGGCAATATCGACAGGCAAAGACCTGCTTGGCGTAAGGGTCAAGGAACAGTGCAACACATGGGTCATAAATTTGGAAGATCCGATCTCGGAACTTCAAATGAGAACCATAGCAGCAATGCAGCACTATGGCCTCAAGCCAGATGACATCAAAGGCAAGCTGTTTATGGATGGCGAGGACACCATGCAGATCACACTGGCAGCAGAAGGCAGGGACGGCCTGATCCAGAACGATGAGCTGCTGGCATTCATGATCCGAAAGATCAAAGACAACAACATAAAAGTCGTGATCCTAGATCCATTCATATCTGCCCACCTGGTCAATGAGAATAATAATGGAAGCATACAGGCAGTCGTATCAATGCTCAGGAAGCTGGCAAGAGATACCAACAGCTCAGTCCAGCTTGTGCATCATATCCGAAAAGGCAACGGAGAAGACGCAACAGTGGATTCAGTGCGAGGGGCAGGCAGTCTGATCGGTGCAGCAAGAGCAGCAAGAGTAATCAACAGAATATCGCCAGAAGACGCAATGGCCCTCGGTGTGGACGAACAGGAAGCCCTCGGGATATTCCGCCAAGACGATGGCAAAGCAAACCTCGCACCACCGTCAGACAAGGCAACATACCGCAAGATGATCTCAGTCGAGATCGCAAACGGTGAACACATAGGCGTAGCAACAGAGTTCAAGCTGCCTGACCTGTTCGACGGCGTGACAGCCAAAGACCTGTACGATGTGCAAAGAGCAGTCGGAAAGGCAGAGGAAGAAGGCAAGGCATACCGATCAGACATCAGAGCAAAGAGCTGGATCGGCAATGCAGTCGCAGAACAGCTCGACCTCGATACAGACAAGCCAGGGGACAAAGCAAAGGCCAAGGCAATCGCAAAGAAGTGGATCAGCACAGGCAACCTCAAAGTCGCAGAGATAAGAGACACACGAAGCGGAAGAGATGTGCCGTGCGTGGTGGTCGGTGAGTGGATCAATTGGGAGGAAGTCTGATGCTTTCCCAACAGTTCCACAGTTGCTTTTCCGAACTGTGGATGAACTGTGGAACTGTGGAAGAAAAGGCCACAAATACTTCCACCACAGTAGTTGTATGTATATGCATACTACTGTGGTGGAATGTGGATTATATGAAACTGTGGTGATTTAACTGTGGAGATGATGATGACAACGCAGAAGCCTCGGAGGCCAAGGCGCCAAAAGAAGGCAGACAGAATATTCAACCCGCAAGCTCATAAGGATCAAATCATGTGTGATTACGCAATAGCACCAATGGATCGGCTGGCAATACAAATGGACACAAAGTGGGGCATCGACATGCTGCCAGAATTAGTGAGCGTCGAGACAGCGCAGAAGTATGGATCTGCAATGGCAAAGATGAACAAGGCTATCGAAGAAAACAATCCAGAAGAATGTAAGGTCAGAGCAGAGGTGGTCGTAAGAGGCCTCAATGCAATGGACGCAGAGGCAGAGAGACTAGGCGCACAGAGAGCCTCAACAGACATCTGGGAGATGGAACTGGATGGCGAGACCTTTGGCATTATGAAAGACGGAAGGTCGTGGCAAAAGATCAAAGAGCAACGGCCAGACCTAGAGCTGCTAACGCTCAGAGAGGTGGCCCTGGCATACAGACACTTCAGAGACCACAACGCAGGAGAGTTCGAGAAGGCAGTCAAAGAATCATTCCCAGCCGCAGAGGTGATCGACATCCGAGCAAAGCCGAAAGTGTTTGATGATGACATTCCATTCTGATAAAAAGTAATTGCCCGTTGAGCTGCTTCCACCTGTTTCCACAGCTCAACACTCAACAACTGGCCCAGCATTATTGCGCTGGGCCTTTTTTGTGCTATGATCCCAAAAAACAGATGAGGCACACATGGCAAAGAAACCAGTAAAAATTAACGCCGAGCTGATGCACAAGATCGCTGACCGCTTGGCAGTAGGCGAAACACTCAAAGACATACTCAAGACAGCCGGCATGCCAACCTATCAAGGCGTCATGCAAGCCGTGCTGCGTGATGATGATCTGTATGAGATCTATCGCAGAGGTAGGGTCATGCAGTCAGAATATTTCACTGACCACATCAACAGCCTGGCAGTGTCGCCACTGCCTACGTTTGAGGATAACAGGCTGGCTAACGCGGAGGTGCAACGTCGTAGGCTTGAGATTGATACATTGAAATGGACGCTAGCACGGAACATGCCTTGGGGCGTAAGGGACAAGAAAGAAGACCAGCCACAAGCCCAGACGTTCACAATCAGTTGGGCTGGTGGGGATGTCGAGGTCAATACCACTGAGGTTGTGCCTGACCAAAAGGAAGAGAGAGTAACAAAGCATTGATGTCGGATCTTGTGTATACAACACATCCTGTCGTTGACAGCTACGCGCGTGAGGCCGGCATGCTGAGACACCTCGGCGCCAGGCCAGCGAGGCAGGGTAGGCACAACATCTTGTGGTTTGCGTTTGATGCATGGCAGTCGCGCAAAAAATCTACAGCAACAACAATGCCTTGTGTTCTATTTAACATAATAGTTATTATGACGCCACGGTTAAGCCATGCGTTTTGCGCAAACCGACCCCCCCACCCCCCGCAAAACCGCGCGCCCTTATACCTCTATATTACACCGGAGCTAGAGACACTTTGACTTACTCCCTGTCGCCTTCGCAGCAAGCCATGCTCGGCCACTTGGAGGCTTTGAGGGACAGCGTAGTTACCAGCCGCAGTGCATCTGAGCAGATTGAGTCGGCAATATTGCTTATTGATTTGTACGAGGCTATCCTTGAGAGTAACGGCATATTGATATTTAAGGATCAGAAGAGGGTTACGGAGCATTGACGCACATTGAGATTCCTTATGAGCCGAGGGAGTTGCAGTTAAAGCTGCACAATGAGATGTCTTTAAAGCGTTGGGGGGTTGTTGTTTGCCACCGCCGCTTTGGCAAAACGGTGTGGGCGATCAACCATGTTTTGCGCGATGCCTTGATGTCTGGGAAAGAGAACCCCCGGTATGCCTATATGGCGCCCACCTATCGTCAGGCGAAGAATGTTGCCTGGGATTATATAAAACAGTTTGCAGGCAAGATACCGAATGTTCGGTTTCACGAGACTGAATTGCGTTGTGATTTGCCTAACGGCGCGAGAATATCGTTGCTTGGCGCTGAGAATCCAGACAGCTTGCGTGGGATTTATCTTGACGGTTGTGTTATGGATGAGGTTGCCGACATGCCTGAGAATGTTTTTCCCGAGGTATTGAGGCCGGCGTTATCTGATCGCAAGGGCTGGTGTGTGTTTGTTGGGACGCCGAAGGGTCACAATGCTTTTTTTGATAAGTATGAGGAGGCTGCTTCTAATCCTGATTGGCTGGCTGCGGTTTACAAGGCGAGTGAGACAGGCTTGCTGGACGATGAGGAATTGGACGCTGCCAAGTCTATGATGACGCATGACCAGTATCAGCAGGAATTTGAGTGTTCTTGGAATGCGAATGTTCCTGGTGCTGTTTATGGCAAGGAGATGGAGGTTGCTCAGTTGGATGGGCGGATTTCCAATGTTCCTTATGATCCTAGTGTGCGTGTTGATACATGGTGGGACTTGGGAGTTGGCGACAGCACGGCGATTTGGTTCACGCAATCTGTTGGTCGTGCTATACATGTGATAGACTTTTACGAGGCCCGTGGTGAGGGGTTGCCTCATTACTGCAAGATTTTAACGTCTAAGAACTATTTGTATGGCGACCACAATGCGCCGCACGACATTGAGGTTCGGGAGTTAGGATCTGGCAAGAGTAGGCGTGAGGTTGCTTGGGACTTGGGGTTGAACTTTCGAGTTGTTCCTAAGCTGCCTATTGAGGATGGCATACATGCGGGTCAGATGTTGATACCGCGTTTATGGTTTGACAGGGAGAAGTGTGGTCATGGTTTGGAGTGTTTGCGTCAGTATCATAGGGCGTATAATGAGCGCACTAGGAGTTTTAGGTCTTCGCCTGTCCATGATTGGTCGAGCCATGCAGCGGATGCTTTTAGGTATTTGGCAGTTGGTTTGCGAGAAAGCAGGGATCGCATGGCGGTTTCTCAGAAAATGGCGGTAATGGATTATGATCCATTTGCGGCGTGATCCTTGTTTATATCGGTTAGCGGATCGCAGTGATGCTTCTGCGATTTTTAAGATGTGCCGTGACTTTCATCAAGAGACGCAATTTAACAACATTGTTTTTGACGATGTTGTTTTTGCTGGTCATTTGTCTTGGCTTTATGATGATGAGTCTTGTTTTCTTGCTGTTGCGGAGCGTGGTGGCGAGGTTGTTGGATTTATGTCTGGCTGGGTCTATCAGTTGTATTTTTCAAAAACCTTGTCAGCTCAGAACAATTTATGGTATGTCTCACCTGAGCATCGTGGTGGTATGATTGGTGTTAGGTTGTTAAAGATGTTTGAGTCTTGGGCGTTTGATAAGGGGGCAAAGATTTTAGTTGGCGGCACTTCTTCTGGCATTTCGATGCCTAGATCGAATGAGCTGATTAAAAAGTTTGGTTATGAGCCGGTTGGCTCTCAGTATAGGAAGGTTTTGTAATGGGTGGATGTTTAGACTTTACGCCAAAAGACACAACGCGCGACGAAGGTGCTCCTAGAGGTTCCACTATGAACGCACCTAAAAACAGTGCGACTGACGATCTTTTAATGGATATTGGCATTAAAGAGAAGAACGATGTTTATGATCGTGATTTGGCTGAACGGCAGGCAAGATCTATGGCCGCTGTCGAACAAATGATGAAGAGCGACAACGATGATCCTGTTCCTGTGGCAGCGGTTACTGCAACTGACACCGCAACTGACACAGCCGCAGACACAACCACTACGCTTGATACCGAAACTGACACTGCCTTGACGGAAGTTGAAACGATTAGTCAGGACACGTTTAGCGAAGACGCTGATTTTGTTGGCGAGGCTGATCCTGTTTCATCTGTTGGCACTGCTGCTGGCGGGGCTGCCCAGGCTGCTGCTGCAAGTGCAACCTCTGTTGGCCCTGCTGAAGATGAGGCGATTGACCTTATGAAGAAGGGGCGCCGATCAACTATTCTTACGACACCTAGCGGTTTGCTTGGTTCTGGCGAGGAAGACAAGAAGACGCGGCGCCGCCGGTCATTGATTGGATAGCATTATGCTTATTAAGAAAAAGAAGCTGAGCAATATTGCGGGGATTATGGGCGGCAATGCTGCCCAGCCTGCTGCGTTGCTTGGGCAATCTACTGTTGATCCTTTGGAGCGTGCGCAGCAAAAGATGGCTGGTCGGACGCAAGGCGGTGCGGTTGAGGGTGTTAAGGATTCCAAATCGCGCCCTAAGCGTACATTGATGACAAGTTATGGGATAAAATAATGGCAGAAGTAAAACCCTTAGTTGCTCGGTTAGATAAGCGATACAAGACGTTACAAAGCCAAAGAACCAATTGGGAGTCCCACTGGCAGGAGCTTGCTGATTTCATGCTGCCTCGTAAGGCGGATATTACCAAGAAGCGAACCCAGGGCGACAAGCGCACTGACTTAATATTTGACGGCACGGCAATTCACGCTGTTGAGTTGTTGGCGTCTTCGTTGCATGGCATGCTGACTTCTCCAAGCACTCCTTGGTTTTCAATGCGTTACCGCGACACCGCCTTGCAGCGAGACGATGCTGCGAATGAGTGGCTAGAGATCTGCATGGATCAGATGTACCAGCATTTCAATCGTTCTAACTTTCAGCAAGAAATCCATGAGCTGTATTATGATTTGGTTGTTTTTGGCACGGGGTCTTTTTACGTTGAGTCTGAAGGCGATGGCTTGCGTTTTGCGTGTCGCCACATTGCCGAGGTTTGCATAAGCGAAGATCCTAGTGGCAGGGTTGACACTGTTTACCGTAAGTTCAAGTTAACGGCCCGTGCGATTGCCATGCAGTTTCCTGGTGCGAAAATGCCGCGTCAGGTCGAAAAAGATTTAAAAGATGATCCTTATAAGGAGCATCAAGTAATCCACGCTGTCTTTCCGCGCAGCGAGGCGTCTGGCAAGTTAGCCAAGAACAAGCCTGTCGCGTCTGTTTATTATTTGGCTGACAATCGTGAGCTGCTTTCCGAGGGTGGCTTTGACGAATTTCCGTTTATGTGTCCGCGCTTTGTAAAAGACAGCGTCTCTACTTACGGCAGATCGCCGGCGATGACTGCCTTGCCTGACGTTAAGATGTTGAACAAGATGTCTGAAACTACGATCAAGGCGGCTCAAAAGCAGATTGATCCGCCTTTAATGGTTCCAGATGACGGTTTTATGATGCCTGTTCGCACTACACCAGGCGCGTTAAACTTTTACCGCTCGGGGACACGGGATCGGTTGGAGCCTTTGAACATTGGCGCAAACAATCCTTTGGGCCTGAACATGGAAGAGCAGCGTCGAAATGCGATACGTCAAGCTTTTTATGTGGATCAGTTGCTGTTAGGCCAAGGCTCCAACATGACAGCAACTGAGGTATTGCAGAGGAACGAGGAGAAAATGCGTTTGCTCGGCCCTGTTTTAGGACGGTTGCAGGCCGAGCTACTCCAGCCGCTGATCGACCGTTCCTTTGCTTTACTTCTCAGAGCTGGCCTACTTCCAGAGCCGCCTGAAGAGTTGCAAGGGCAAAGCATTGATATAGAATACGTTTCTCCACTTGCCAAGGCTCAAAAGCTTACAGACTTGCAGGCTATGCTGCGCGGGTTTGAGATTTTGCTTCAGGTTAGCGAGGTTGCTCCTGTTACTGATTACTTGGACGGCGACAAGATGGTTCAGTATTTGGTTGAGACAGCAGGCTTGCCGGCCCGGGTTATCAGGGGTTCTGATGAGGTTGAGCAGGTTCGCAAGGAGCAGGCCGAGCAGGCTCAGGTTCAGGAGCAGATGCAGCGTGAGATGATGGCGTCTGAGGCTGCTGGCAATGTTGCGCCTTTGGTTAAGGCCACTCAGGGTGGTGGTCAATGAAGCAAATAGACGATCTGAAGTTAGCTTACCGCCGCACCTTTAATACAGAGGATGGCGCAAAAGTTTTAAGTGATCTTAAATCCAGGTTTGGATATGAGACAACCACGTTTTCGGACAATCCTTATGAAACTGCATTTAATGAAGGTCAGCGCGCAGCGGTGCTGCTGATTGTCCGTATGCTGACCGAAGAGAAGGAAAAACGATGAGCGAAGAGGCAATCCAAGACACTGGATCTCAAGAAGTCGCAGGGGGTGCAGAAGCTGCGCCTGTAGGATTTTTGGACAGTTTACCAGAGGATCTGCGTGGCGAGCCGTCACTGCGGACGTTTACAGACCCAGCCAGCTTGGCGAAAAGCTATGTGAACGCGCAGCGCATGATTGGCGCTGATAAAATTGCAAAGCCTGGTAAGAGCTGGACAGATGACCAGTACAATGAGTTTTACAATTCTGTTGGCCGGCCAGAAAGTGCTGACGCTTATGAAATGAACTTAGGCGATGGCATGAACGAAGATGCTATCTCTGGCCTAAAGCAGGCTATGTGGGAAGCTGGGTTGCAGCCTCGCCAGGTAGATCGCATTGCTAAGTTTATCAACGAGACAGGTGAGACATCTGCGGCAGAGGCTGAGAGTCGCGCAGAGAGCGCCGTATATGAGTCAAAGCAAGTTCTGCGGCAAGAGTTCGGCCAAGCGTATGAACAGCGCATAGAAATGGCTCAGAAAGCCGCCAAGACATTGCTGGGCGAAAAGGGCATGGACATGTTCGGGGATGTGCAGCTTTCGGATGGCCGCATGCTTGGAGATCACCCAGAAGTTATAAAAATGTTTTCTGCCTTGGCAGAGCAGATTGGAGAAGACAATTTGGTTGGTGAACCAACTGAGCTTGTAATGACTCCAAATGAGGCTCAGTCTCGAATTACAGAGATGACTAGACGAGATGGCCCATATTTTGATAAGATGCACCCAGAGCATAGCGCATACGTTGAAGAAGTGCTAAGGCTCAGAGAGTATCTATAGTGGAAAACCGTAAGGCCCACGACATCAAACCTGTGAGACAGGTGGACTAACTGGCCTAAGCAGTAGCACGGCCCCGCCAGGGATAACCAAGCGCAGTAACATTAACTGAAACAAAGCTAAGGAGGACATCATGTCCACTCAAGTAACTACAGCTTTCGTCAATCAGTTTTCGTCAAATATCCAAATGCTGTCTCAGCAAATGGGTTCTCTGCTGCGCAACGCAGTGGATGTCGAAAGCGTAAACGGCGAAAAAGCATTTTTCGATCAAGTTGGAGCAGCCGCTGCTGTTCTTCGTACAACCCGTCACTCAGATACACCGTTGATTGATACGCCGCACTCGCGCCGTATGGTCACAATGTCTGACTACGAATATGCTGACCTGATCGACGATCAGGACAAGGTTCGTATGCTTGTCGATCCAACGTCCACATATTCCCGTGCCGCCGCGGCTGCTATGGGTCGGGCTATGGATGACGTTATCATCACTGCGGCTTTGGGCGACTCGCTCACAGGCAAAGATGGCTCGACAACTACAGCGTTTGACACAACAAACAATCAAATCGCTGCTGGCGCTGCTGGCTTAACATTGGCGAAATTGATTGAAGCCAAGGAAATCCTTGATGCTGGCAATGTTGATCCATCTATCCCACGTTACATTGCTTGTTCGCCTAAGCAGGTCACTGATCTGCTGAACAACACAACTGTAACTTCAAGCGATTACAACACTGTAAAAGCTTTGGCGATGGGTGAAATCAACACTTTTGTTGGCTTCAACTTCATTGTTTCAAACCGCTTGGGCGTTGACGGCTCTTCTGACCGCCGTTGCTTCGCATGGGCTGAAGACGGCATCAAAGTCGCTATGGGTAAAGAGCCTACAGCGCGCATTGATGAACGTGCCGACAAGTCTTACGCAACTCAAGTTTACTACTGCCAAACTCTTGGTGCGACCCGCATGGAAGAGTCTAAGGTTGTTGAGCTTTTGTGCGTAGAATCATAAGGTTTAAGGGGCGGTTCGCCGCCCCTTAAATTCACATGGAGAGAGCTGATGACCAGTACGGTTGATATTGCAAACTACGCGCTGAACAGCTTGGGTGCGAATAACATTTCAAGCTTTGAAGAAAACAGCAAGCCAGCGCGCCTAATCAACCAAAGGTTTGATAGTGTCCGCGACAGCGTGTTTCGTGCGCATCCTTGGAACTGTCTTTTGCGCCGCGCAGAGCTGGCAAAGGAAAGCGATTCCCCTCCTTTCGGATATGCAAATCAGTTTGCTTTGCCGACAAATCCATACTGCCTTAGAGTTCTGGAGTTTAGCAACGGAAATTTGTCATACCCGCAGGATAACATGTTTAGCAACACTGGCGGCCCTGTGTTCGTTATTGAAGGGCGAAAGCTGCTTTCTGACGAAGGCGTTGCCAAAATAAAATATGTTGCTCGGGTCACAGACCCTCAAGAGTATGATGCCAATCTGATTGACACTTTGGCAGCGGCTATAGCGTTTGAGGTCAGTTACGCTATTACTGGCTCCAACACTGTCAAGCAAATGATGGCGGCAGAATACTCTGACAAATTAAAACAAGCCGCCTTTGTTGATGGCACTGAAGGCGCGCCGCAGCGCCTGGAAGCAAGCGAATTTATTGAGTCGAGGTTCTAATGGCGCGATCAGCCCCAGCGATTAGCACGTTCACAGCAGGAGAAATCAGTCCGCGTCTTGAGGGGCGCGTTACGATTGAGAAGTACCGCGAGGGTCTGTCAGAGCTTACAAACATGATAGTGCAGCCTCATGGTGGCGTTACGCGCCGCCCAGGCACAGAATATTTGGGTGAGGTGAAGGACAGCTCAAGCATTACTCGTTTGATACCTTTTGAGTTTAAAACAGCCGACACATATGTTTTAGAGTTTGGCGATCAGTACATGCGGGTCTTCCGCAATGGTTTGCAGGTTCTTGTTGATAGTGCAAAGAGTGTCTCAAGAATCACAAAGTCTGATCCTGCCGCTTTCACAAGCTCCAACCACGGCTTCAGCGATGGCGATGAAGTTTACCTTTACAATGAAGGTGGTGGCATGACCGAGCTAGTTTCTCGAAACTATCTTATTGCAAATTCTGCAACTAACACGTTCACGCTGACTGACTTGTTTGGAAGGTATGTTGATGCGACAAGCTTTACCACCTACACCGGTTCAGGAGTTAGCGTTGACAAGCTGTTTGAGGTTGCAACGCCCTACACATCCGCGCAGGTAGGCGATGTGCGCTTTGCACAGTCTGCGGATGTTATGTACTTGGTGCATCCAAGCCACGCTGTCCGCACATTGTCTCGCACCGATCATAATGCTTGGACGTTTAATACTCCCACCATTAACGAAAACAACACGCCAGTTCTCACTAGCGTCGACAATTACCCTAGTGTTGTCACGTTTTTTGAACAGCGGTTGGTTTTTGCGGCAACTAACAACAATCCTCAGACGTTGTGGTTTTCTAAAAGTGCTGACTATTTAAATTTTCACACTGGCACTTCTGACGATGATGCTCTGATCTACACCATTGCGTCCAACAAAGTAAACGCAATCCGTTACCTGTCAGCTACTCGAATACTTAACATTGGAACATCTGGCGGTGAGTATGTGCTGACAACAACTAATGGTGGGCCTGTTACGCCTACGCAGACAGTGATCCGCAAGTATTCTAACTATGGCTGTATTGACAGCGAAGTTGTCCAGGTTGCTGACGTTACCTTGTTTGCCCAGCGCGGAGCGCGCAAGGTCAGGGAGTTTCGTTATATAGGCGAGGTGGATGTTGCAGGTTATGCAGCCCCAGACATTACAATCCTGTCTGAGCATCTAACTGAAGGCGGCATAAGAGAGTTTGCTTATCAGCAAGAGCCTGAAAGTATTATATGGGCGCGCCGCACTGACGGCACTTTGCTTGGATTGACCTATCGGCGTGAAGAAGAAATTGTTGCGTGGCACAAACATATCATAGGCGGAGCGTTTGACGGTGGTCAGGCTAAGGTTGAAAGCATTATCACTTTGCCGACAGATAGCGGTGAGGATGAGCTTTACATGATTGTTAAGCGCACGATCAACGGCGTCACCAAGCAGTATGTTGAAGTGATGAAAACATTTGACTTTGGCAGCGACACGACTGCTGCCTTTTTTGTGGACAGCGGTTTGGTCTACTCAGGATCTGCAACCACAACTCTTTCTGGCCTGTATCACTTAGAGGGTGAAGATCTTTCGATACTAGCGAATGGCGCTACACATGCTGGAAAGACAGTTTCAGGCGGCGGTGTGACGTTAGATTTCTCCGCTACAACGGGCGCCGTTGGGTTTGGCTACACCAGTGAAATGCAAACACTGCGCTTAGAGTCTGGGTCTCAGGATGGCACTTCCCAAGGCAAGCCAAAGCGCATACACGACATCACTGTGCGATTCCATGAAACGGTTGGTGCAGAGGTGGGCAGCGATTCGGAAAGTGCGGATAGAATATTTTTCCGCGACAGCTCTATGAATATGGATGAAGCTGTGCCATTATTCACAGGAGACAAGGAAATCGAGTTTGAAGGCGGTTTCGTTGACGGTGATCGCATTTATGTGCGGCAATCACAGCCCCTGCCAATGACTGTTCTGGCGCTATATCCGCGCATGAACACATTTGATTTGTGAGGTGATTGAGTATGTTTGAGATCTTAACTCTTGGGGCAACAGTCCTTAGTGGGCTGAGTGCAAAAAGCTCTGCGAACAAAGCTGCTGCCGCTGCTGCAAGAGTTGGTGAGTTTAACGCTGGCCTAATTGAGCGCGACATTGACTTACTTGAAAAGCAACGTGAGATCATTAACCGCAATGCAGTTTTGCAAGAGCGGGTTGATCGGTTTCGTTTTAGGGAAGCTCAAGGCTCTGTTGTCGCTCAGTACAGCGGAGCTGGCATAGACATATCTCACGGCACTCCAATGCGAGTTTTGCGTCAGGCTGCGCGAGAGTTTGAGTATGACCAAGCTATCAATGATTTTAATAACACGGTCACAAACATGCAGATCAACGATCAGCAAGAAAGTTCTAGGCTGAGTGCTGAACTGTCGCGCATGGAAGGTGGGGCGCAAGCTGCGGGGCTAAGAGCGCAGGGAACAACAAGTTTGATCCAGAGCTTTGGAACGGCAGGTCGGTTTGCTTCCTCTAGTGGGATGTTCACATAATGAGAATACCAGTTTATAAATCACAGGGCCGCCCAACATCTGAAGCACCTGGCGCTCGTATCACAGCTAGGATGAATGCGCAGCCTTTCGTCCAGGCTGAATTGCAGAAAGGCGCCATTGCGACAGAGGTTGCAAACCAAGTTGGTGAATATGCCAACATGCGCTATAAGATGATTACCGAAACACAAAAGAACGAGGCGATCTTTTCAGCCAAAGAAGGCTTGATGGCTTTGTCTAGCCAGCTCGAAAAAGACAGGGATGTCGGAAACATTTTTGACGGTGAGCTTAAATATGCGCAGGGCGTCAAGAGCGTTTATGACCAAATGCGCGCTACTGTTGGCAAGAACAAATACGCGCTGCAAGATTTTGACAACAGCTTTCGCCAAATGGAAATACCTATTAAGTTTAGGCTGCAAGAGGTTATTGACCTAAAGATTGAAAAGCGCAGGCAGGCTGCACTGAAGGCTCGGGAAGACCAGCAGGTTTCTATTTATTCCAATCCTTTCCTAGATATTACATCTGATGAGCTTGCTCTGGAGCAGTCTCAATTACAATCTATGGTTGAGCAAGCTGTTAGAAACGGCGGTGTGAACCCAGAAATTATGGGCAATGTTAGCCAAAGAGTTTTGTCAAAAGCTTTTAAGAACCTTATCCCAGCATACGCAGGAACTGACCTAAACAAAGCAATAGGTCTTTCATCGGTTTTGAGCCAAATTCAACAGGTGCGTAATGGTAAACTGGAAGCGGAAGCAATGGTTGGAATGTCCACCTTGCCGCCTCATGTTCTGAATATGCTAATGGCTGTGCCGGCTGAAGAGGCCAATGCAGTTGTGCAGGACACAATACAAATGGCCTCAACATTCTTTAGCGCCAAAGAAAAAATAGACGATGAGTACGAAGAGGAAATAGGTAAAAACAACACACAAGCTTATAACCTTCTTGTTTCATTGGACAGCACAGACACTGTTTCTAAGTCCACATTGCAGCAAGTTTTAAATCCTGCCATCTTTGAAAGGCTTGTTGATAGTTACGAAGAAAGAGGCATTCCTTTCCAAAGTCTGTCAGGTTTAGAAGCTCAAGTGGTTTTACACGAAAGCTTAACTAGCCAAATGTGGGCCACCCCTGCGCAGCAAGAGGCGATGGAAGAAGCTATGTCAGTTTCTGAAGCACCTACGGCCTTTAGGCCTGCCGGCAAGGGTGATGCAGTTGTCTATAGTGAGCTTTATGGAACGGCAGAGAATGGCATGCTGACAGTTGCAGATCTTAATGCTAAAAGAAGCTCTTTGGACGTAGGCCAGTACAACGGCTTGCGGACAAAGATTGCAAATGAGGCGGATGAGGGGCTGGCTGTAGGTTCAAGGCTGCTTTCTCGGCATTTCCGTTATAATGCTCAAATGGCAATTGGAAGAGATGACAGGCTTGCTCAGGCATCTAAAGCAGCTTTTGAAAATGCTGACTTTGCTTTAAGGGATGAGTTTAGCCGCAGAGAGTCTGAAGGTAACCCCATGACGCTAGCGGAAATTCGTCAGTTTGCTATGGAAAAAAGAGATGAGTTTGACGTTATTTACAGGGAAGAGTTGAGAGCTGAGTATTTAAATTATGTTTCTTCTGGTCAATCACAAATAATTGGCCTGACGATAGACATTGCAGATCCTTTAAATTCAATAGACGCTTTTTATGACGGCCTTGAGGCCACCCAGCAAGAGCAACTTAGGGACAAAATTTTTGTTTTAAAATCACAAATCAAAGCAAGATACGCTAATCAAGGATTGTTTGACTAATGGCAGATTTATTGGGCAACGACACCGACTATGAAATGGACAAATACCTTGAGGCCAATCTTGTTGTTGAGGCTGGTATTAACCCTGCTATTGAAAAGAACAAGAAGAGCGTCTTTAACACCGAGACCAATACTCACGACATCCTTCTGCCCATGTCCCAAGGCGGGTACATAAAGATTGGTGAAGAGGGCGAAACGGTAGACCCTCCAAGATCCATACTGATCGAAGGCATGGAGTTTGGCCCTGAGACACCTGAGTTTCAACGCTACTACCCAGCGCCGCAACCAGAGGTTATGGAGACAGCTCCTGCTTCTCTTGTGGCGCCGACGACTGAATCAGCCCCCATAGAGGGCGCTATTTCGTTTGCCAACGAGCGCAAAGAAGCCACCGGCGCCATGCCAACTATGGAAGACTTTGACGCTGCCGGCTACACGCCTGACGTTGTGGAAGCCGCCGGCCTTATGGGGCCGCAGGAAGACTTAACTTTATCTCCAGATGAAATAGCGCGGAAGCTAGCAAGCGGGGAGCCTTTTCTTGTTTTTGGCGAGGGAGACCCTACGATTAGAGAAGCAGGGACTAGGTTTGTTGAAGACCTTGCCGTGCGACTTGCGACTGAGGGAATGCGAGCAGAGCTGTTAGAGGAGCAAGGAGTTAGCCCCAGTGTCATTGACGAGGCAGCGAATATAAGAGCTTCTGTAGAAGACGAAACTGATCCTAGTGTCATACAAGAGGCTGAACAAAGGGCAAGGGCCTTAATAGAGCAAGATGCGGCGCAGCGTAATGCTCAGGTAAATTTCCGCACTATTGACGAAACAATTAGAGCGGCAACTGGAGCTATGAGAAGCTCTGCAAGCGTGTACTCTAATGCGTTATTTGGCACGGGAGAGACAAACCCTTTACAGGTAGGCGTTGCAGATTTCGCCACTTTCGGAGCTTTGGACATTCAAGAAGGTTATCGAATGTTTAATCAGGGCAATCAAGGCGCTCCTATTAGCCCTCTTTACGCGACAACGGGTTTAGCACTTGACGCCGCATCTTCCGTTGCGTCAGCGTTTGGATCTGATGATGGAGCCAGTGGAAGCTTCCAAAGATTGATGGGGCTGGGTCTTATGACAGCAGGCTTGGCCGAGGCTACTGTTGTTGGCAAGCCAATTGCAGCTCTTATGAAAAAAGGCTTTAAAGTGTTAGAGCCTTCTTTAATCAAGGCAGGCGCAGAGGCCGAGCAGCGCATAGCGCAAGAAGGCTCAACAATGTTTAGCAATCCTGTTGGGCCTATAGTAGATCGGGGTCTTGCTGCGGCTGGTAAGCTGGCTGCGCCAGATGTGACTGATGGATTGCCTGGGCGAATTTCAACCAGACTTCCTACGGCGAAAGCGTCAACAGAAGACCCAATGGCAGGGGATCTTATTGTTGGCCTAGAAGAAATGAGGGCTGATCCAAAACTATATGAGTTTAATGTAAACATCACTAAAGATTACCCCAACATGAAAGTTGTTAAGGGTGAAGGAGTTGACGAAACATCTGAACGCTTTATAGCTCATGTGACAGACAACTTGCTTTACCTTCACGATCAAGTCCCTGAAGCGACTAGGGTGAGGAGCCAGAAGTGGTACGATGGGGCTAGAGCGATTACTGATCGCTGGTCAAGCGAGTACAACGTGCCTGACACATCTATTGCTGGCGCGCTTGCAGCCTTGTCGCCCCAAAAAGATTGGTATCAAAACGTCAGTTTGGCGCAGCGAGTTCTTGATGTTTCCGTAAAACAGAGAGACTTTAAATTTGCTGATGACATGGAGCAAACATTCAGATCGTTGCCATCTTTAAATAAACCAAAATATGAGCCTATGTTGGAAGCCATAAAAGGCAAATCTTACGCAGAAATTGTTGACGAAGATCCCGCAGTCCAATCAGGATTACGCGCTTTATTTGTTAGGCTTTACGATCAAACTTACAATTCACCAGATTACAAAGTTGTCGGCCCAGAAGGCGATTTCTTGCAAACAGCCACTAATGCTGATGGGCGTCCTAGCAAGGCAGCTTGGGGGTCGCTAAACGAGATTGGCAAAGCTGTTGCTTCGATTGACGTTAACGGGGATGTAAGCACGATCTCTAGGTTAATGGGTGAACGGCATAAGGTAAGAAACTTTTATAACAATATATATGATCCCAACTCTCCGTTTGGTGATGTAACAATTGACACCCATGCTGTGGCTGCTGGCCTTTTGCGCCCATTGTCAGGAAACTCTCTTGAAGTTGACCACAACTTTAAAAACATGAGCGTCAAAGGAAGAGGGACAACAAAAGGGTCTAGCAAAACAGGCGTTTCTGGAAACTACGGACTATATGCGGAAGCGTATAGACGGGCAGCGGCTGAACGTGGTATCCTGCCACGGCAGATGCAATCAATAACTTGGGAAGCGGTACGCGGATTATTTACAGATAAGTTTAAGCAAAGCGCAAAAAATGTCTCTGATGTTAATGCAATCTGGCAAAGATACAAAGACGGCGAAATTGATTTGAACGAAACGAGGAGGTCGGTAGATGAACGAGCAGGCGGAGTTAACCCCCCAACTTGGGAATGACGATAGTGTTGTCGCGCTAATGAAAAAGTTTGGCTTGCCTATGACGCGAGACCAATACCTTGAATTGGCTTTTATGGGCGAAACAGTAAAATTGGGCGCAGAAGAAGAAGTCGGAATCCCTGAGCAGTTTCAAGAGAAGTGAAGTAAATGGCATTTGATCCAAACCAGGTAGCACAAGAGCAAGAGGCCAAGCAGCGCATCACTGCGGTTGGCCAGCCAACTGAGTTTGCCCAAGGCCCAGAGCAAGAGGGTGTGCAGGTAGCAGGCGTTGGCAAGCTGTTTGACCTTCTTAACAAGCTTGACCCAAGTGTGCGGCCTGATCCCCCTAAGCCCAAGCCTGTTGGCCCTGAAGCCGCGCGTGTGATGACGCCTGATGAGATCGCGGCAACGCCGGCGTTTGATCCGTCTGTTGCTCCTAGAATGCCTACACCGCAAGAGGTGGGGCTGGTTCCAAATCAAGGCGCCTTTTCGGAAAGCGCAACCAAGCGCGCTCTTGCCGGCCAGGTTCTTAGCCCTGAAGGTGTGGCAAAGTTTGAAGAGCGTGGCCTCAAGGCGCCTGGTATTGGTCAAGAGGCGCCGACAGATGTGCTGCAAGACGCGCAAACTGCTTTGGCTGATGACGCTGCCGAGGCAGAGCTAGCCGCGACTAATGTTAGGAAAGACGCGCAAAAAGCTCTTAACGCAGAGGTAAGAGGTTTTAAGCCTGAAACAGGCACTGCTTCTGATGAGGTTGCTCAGGCAGTTCTAAGTCGCCTTGATGTAAAGAAGAACAACATTAAATCCTTGCAAGACGGCGGTGATTTTAACTTTGACTACATCGACACGGCTGATGATGTTAAGGCAATCATCACAGCAATTGGCGACAACTTTAAAGGCGAAACAGCCACTATAACCAGAGGCACTATATCCAATAAGGAAACAATAAAAGTTTCCAAGGAGCTAGTTGCTGATGAGATTGGCTTAACGCGCAGCCTGCTTTCTCGCAGAATAGGCGAAGGAGGCATGACGGCAGAGATGTTTGTTGCATCTCGTGAGTTGCTAATAAGAAGCGCAACAAAGCTTGAGGAGTTAGCAAAGCTGATTAAGAGTGGCCAAGGAACAAATGCCGACAGACTTCGCTTTCGCAGGCAGCTTGCCATTCACAGCGGCATTCAATTGCAGCTCAAAGGCGCTCAGACAGAAGCAGCTCGGGCATTGCAGTCATTTCAGATCCGAGTTGATGGAGAGCTAGACGCCACGCGCTTTGGCGAAGAGGCCACAAGGCTTCTTTCTGAAAGCGGATCTGCCGGCGTCACAGACGCATTAGCTGTTGCTCTGTTAAAGGCTGCAAAAGAAAATCATGTGCAGGGAGTTAACCAAGTCGCCAATGTTGGCAAGTATGCCAAAACAAAGCAGATGGTGCATGAGGCTTATTTGGCTGGCCTGTTGTCATCACCGGCCACGCAAATGAAGAACATAATTGGCACTAGTGCTTTTATGCTGTTTCAGCTCCCAACTGAAGTTATGGCCGGCATGTATGGCAGTGTAATTCGATCTGCGCGAAAGCCTTTTGGAGAAGTGTACGCGCCTATTAGTGAAGATCAAATTTACATGGAAGATGCCCTTCTTCGCTTAAAGGGGTGGTCGGACGCTTGGGGCGACGCAATGAAAGCGGCGTCAATTGCTTGGCGTACAGAAATGCCTTCTGGAGCAAGCAAGTTAGATATTGAGAATTACGCAGCCACTTCTGGGTCTGACAGTAGTTTTTTTGGTAGATCTCTTGATGAATTGGGCAAGCGGATGCGGATACCATTCCGCCTATTGCTTTCGGCCGATGAGTTCACCAAAACCATTTCCCAACGCGGCGAGTTTTACACATCTATAAACAAGCGTTATCAACACGCATTGCGGAAAGGAATGACCGAGCAAGAGGCTTTGGATGAAGCCGGCATGATGATGCTTGATCCAGGCTCTGTTGCAGATGATTTAAATTACAAAGCAAAGTTTGACACGCTGCAATCCGACTTAGGTGTTATGGGTGAATATGCTGGAAAGTTTCAGCGCACTTTAGCAGGCCGGTTTATCATGCCATTCGTTACAGCTCCAACGAATGCGTTGTTGCGCACAATGGAATATACACCATTTAGCAAAACATCCTTCGATGCACTTGGCGCTAACGGGCCGCGCGCGCAACAACTTGCCCTCGGCAGATTAACTGTTGGTGGCGCAGTTATAATGACAACACAAAAATACGCACACGATGGCCGCATTACCGGCGGCATGCCAAGCGATCAAAAGTCTCGGGACGCCCTGCCGCCTGGGTGGCAACCTTATAGTTTCGTTTTAAAAGGAAAAGGTTTCCCAGAGGATATGCCGTTGTATGATGCTTTCGGCGCTCCAAATGGCCCTTTAATGTATGTAAGCTTCCAAGGGTTTGAGCCTGTTGGCGGGTTACTCGCAATTACGGCTGACACAGTTCAACGCATGAACCTGACAAGTGATCCTGAGCTGCAACAAAATCTTGGAGCAGCAGCGATGCTTGCCACTGCTAATTATTATAAAGAGCTGCCAATGCTGCAAGGAATTGCTGATATGGTTGCTTATATGGACGGCTTTGACCCAGCAAAAATTTCACGCAGCTACGCAGAGAGCGCAAGCCCAATTGGCGTTCCAAATCCACTAAGCTCATTGCAGCGCATGTTTGCGCGGCTTGCTGATCCGACAAGGGTCAAGCCTCGGGAGGATATTGAGTATTACACAATTGAAGATGTAAAAAAGATTGTCATTGACGAAGATGGAAACGAGTCTTTTGCATACCCACTTGCAGACGGGACGCCAAACTATGCTATTGTCGGTACTCCCAAAGGAGACTTAGGGACAAATTTTCGTGCGTATCTTACAGAGGTCAGCGCGCTACAATCCAAGGACAGCTTCATTCGGGATGAGCGCGACTTAAACGCTGTTGTATATGATACACTAGGCAACGCAAAAGGATCGGATGAGTTTAGCTTTGCCGCCAATCCAGGCGCCGCGTTGTTTAGTAATATATCAGGCCTTCGCTTAAAGCGCGGCGATGAGCTGGAAAATTACGAAAAAGAGCTGATCCGATTGCAGCGCATGACAAACAAATGGCCTTTGACCAACCCACAGAAAATGGGTCAAATCAAACTTAGCTACGGCATGCAGTCTGACTTGGTAAATCTGGCGAAAAATGAAATCCGCATTAACACCCCAGGCTTTGGGTCGCTGGATTTTAGGCAAACTATTATGGCAGTAACTGGATCTGACCAATATAAAGGTATCCCAGATAAAGCCAAAGTAACGATGCTTCGTTCAATAAACCAAAAATTTATAGAAGCAGGGTTCTTGGCGTTGCTTGAAAACCCAGAATATGCAAATATGCGGCAAGCATACGAGCAGGTCGAACAGTTAAAAAACGAGGGTCGTAGATAATGACAGTATCGAGCAGCACAAACCGAGCAAGTTATAGCGGCAATGGATCGCTTGCAACTTTTGCGTATGGCTTCAAGGTTTTCGACCGGGACGATCTGACGGTTATCCTTCGAGCCAGTGATGGCACAGAGACTGTCCAGACGATTACAACCGATTACACTGTGACGGGCGTTGGCGATGTCGGGGGCGGCAACGTAGTGTTTGGCACTGCACCGGCGTCTGGAGTTACTGTTGTTATCATTCGGGAACAGCCCCTCACCCAAGGGCTTGACCTGGTTCCCAATGATCCGTTCCCTGCGCAAAGCTTGGAAGAGAGCTTGGACAAGCTTACATTTGTTGACCAAAGATTAAGTGAGTCTATAGATCGCGCGCTGACGTTCAGTGTCGGTGACTTTGTTACTGACGCGACACTGCCTTTTAAAGAGCAGCGTGTTGGTAAGGTTTTGGCATTTAACGAGACAACCGGCGACCCAGAGGCTGGGCCTAGTATTGCTGATACTCAGTCTGTTGCAAATGCCTCTGCTGACATTAAGACTTTAGCGGAGATCCAAGATGGTACGGTTGCCACTGATGCTATTACAAACGTAAATACAATACGCACGGATGTAACTACAGTATCCGGCATGTCTTCTAATGTAACAACGGTTGCTGGCAATACTACAAACATCAATACTGTTGCAGGAAACAATGCCAACATTACAACTGTTGCTGGCATAGATAGCGATATAACTACTGTTTCGGGTATATCTTCCGATGTGACCACCGTTGCTGCTGACGGTACAGACATTGGCGTTGTTGCAGGTATATCTTCTGATGTGACTACTGTTTCCGGCGTATCGACAGAGATTGGTCGCTTGGGTACAGCTGATGCTGTATCTGATATGAACGCACTAAGCCCTGCGGCAGTTATCGCTGATATGGATTCTCTTGCTGATAATGTTAGTGCGATTACTGCTGTATCAGATGATATTGGCTATGTTATTGCTGTTGCTATAAACGCAGGAAACATTAATGACGTTGCCGGAAATGAAGCTGACATTACAACTGTTGCTAGTGATATATCTAACGTCAATACGGTTTCGACTAATATTACGTCCGTAAACACAAACGCTACAAACATTACTGACATTCAAAACGCTTCAACAAATGCTGCTACGGCTACAACTCAAGCAGGAATTGCAACAACACAGGCTGGTATAGCAACGACTAAAGCAAGTGAAGCATCTGTTTCTGGGGTTAATGCCGCCTCTTCTGCTACTGCCTCTCAGGCTGCTCGTGACACGGCTGAAGATTACAAACTAGCGGCTGAAGCCGCCGCCACCTCTGCAACCAACACTGCGTCTGCGCTTGCTGGTTTTGACCTCACAGCTATAGCCAAAGACATCAGCGACACAGCCGTAGACGTATTCGTGTACGACACCCGCAAGGACAGCGATGGCGGTGCATGGCGTAAGCGCACACAGAATACAAGCTGGTACAATGAGACACTGAACACTAGCACCCGTGGCTCTCGTAAGGAGTTCCCTGCGGTTGCTGTTATTGTGGCTGAGACTAATCAGGTTACGATCTACGATGGTGATGATCCTGATTTGCCTATGTGGATGGTGTTTAATATAAACGGAGAAAACAACTTCCTACTAACAGGCGTGAGTTCTATTACGTCCATCAACGGTAAAATTGCACTAGGAAACACAGGGAGTTATGCTCGCCTAATGTTAGTGGATTTTCTCGCAGAGGAAAGTTACTGGATAACATCAAACAGCGTTACGGTAAAACAACAAGGTATTGCAAGCCGTAATAGCACAACTGTCAATGTAAACTCTTCTAACTATGGAACTATTGTTAATTCCGCAGTCAACGATGTAGCCATGACCGTTCTGCCCAACGCCCCGATTGATGCTGCTACAGGATTGCCTGTGCCGACTATTGCGGTGGCGACGAATGGTGGCGTGAGTGTTATTAAGGATGATGGGACTGTTGTTGATATTACAAACACGTTTGCTAATTATAACCGCTGGTCTTCTGTAAAAATTACAACCGATAACAAGTTAATAATAGATGCAAGTAATGTTAACCTTACTAATAATATCACACACGTTGTTGATATGCCTACAGCAGATGTATCGGCACAGCTAGTAAACGCTAGATTTACTGCCCTAAACGGAAGATATTATCACTCTGATAGTAGTATCCCCAATATATCACTGGGGGGTACGTTTGAACCCTCAATAGCACCTATGCAAAAAGACCAATTTGCAATGGGCGGTGACAATGCTAGCTACGGACTTGATATAATAGCGGAAGCACCTGAGACAGTAAGTGGTATTAGCAGCAGTGCGATGATCGCTTACATTAAATCAGACTACAACACAGGCTGGATGAACGGCGACATCAAACTAGCCACCTTGTCCGACACCGATGATACTGACGTTACTGGCAGTGAGTTGGTGACGAATGGTACGTTTGCTAGTAATACTACTGGGTGGAGTGCTACTAATTCGGGCATTTTATCCGTAGACTCCGCTAGACTAAAAGTTACCAACGGAATTGCGAGTGCTGGTCGGGCGCACCAAGCTATTACAGTCGAAGTAGGAAAAACGTACACGATTAGCGTGGAAGGTTTGCTAGGAACATCTGGGCCAAATATTAGAATTGGTAATGCTGCAAATGGTGCAGATTATGGAAGTTCAACAGCGGCTGGGTTAAATTCGTTCACCGTTATTCCTACGCAAACAACTATATACATAACGCTAAAACCTAACAGCAACACAAACGGAAATACTGCTCTATTCGACAACGTCTCAGTACGCCTAGCCGAAGAAGACCGCAGTGTGAACGGCAACGGTCTACAAGTGTTCGGCACTGTGACCAAAACCCCTGTGGCTACTGGTGCGGATTTGGTGGCGTATAGTGGGTTTAGTAGCAGTAACTATCTTGAGCAGCCTTATAACTCTGACTTGGACTTTGGGACGGGTGATTGCTGTGGCATGGCTTGGTTCAAACATGAAGCAACTGCTCTGACACGAACAATTTTTGATAGAGATAGTGCAACGACAGACAAAGCTATTAGCTTTGAGATAGCCGCTACAAATAGTTACCTTCAAATATCCTTGGATGATGGTACTGATCGTGTTTATGTCAACTCAGGTTCAGCCGTAGATGATGATACTTGGCATTTTGGTACATGGGTGCGCCGAGGAAGCACATTGGAACTATATGTGGACGGCGTCCTTAAAAATACAGGGGATGCTTCATCTGTAGACAGTATTTCAAGCACAGATGCGAGACTAAGAGTTGGTGATTACAGAAGGTCTGGGTTGTCTTTACCTTTTGGCGGCTCAATAGCCCTACTCCGCATCTCAGCCACAGCCCCATCCCCAGAACAGATCGCTAAAATCTACAACGACGAGAAGGTGCTATTCCAAGAGAATGCCCAAGCAACGCTATACGGCTCGTCTGATGCGGTAACAGCTTTGGCCTACGACGATAGCACAGAGTTGCTTCATGTCGGTACAAGCGCAGGACGTTCAGTCTTCCAAGGATTACGACGAGTAGACAACACAACCGATGCAGTCGGTGCAGCAATCAGTGCCTCTAATGGCCTAGTAGCAGAGGATTGATAGATGACAGTTAAAGTATCAAAACCAGCCGTAAACCTTCGGGAGGAACTGGCTGATCTAAAGAAACCCACAGGTATAGCTGGAGAGGCTATGCTTCGTGCGGAGACACCACAGGAACAGTTTAACCTGATTGGTGCAGGGCGTAGGAACCTGATTATCAATGGTGATATGCGGATTGCACAGCGGGGAACGAGTGCTAACATCACAGGCTACGGTTATCACACGGTAGACAGATGGCATACTATTGCCAACAGCGGTATGAATTACAATGTTACGATGTCACAAGAGCTTATCGCAGATGCACCCTTTGGGTTTTCGCATTCATTAAAGCTACTTACTACCTCAGCACAAACAACAGTATCTGGTGAAAACTACAGCTTGAGATATAGTATTGAAGGTAGTGACGTGAGACACTTAAAATACGGAACTTCTAATGCGGAATACATTACACTATCTTTTTGGGTAAAGTCTAACAAGGCAGGAACTTATAGCCTTCAACCTTATGCATTGAACACCGCAGGTAATGCTTCCTATTTAACTTCCTACACTATCACTAACCCAGACACATGGGAATATAAAAGCGTAGTAATTGAACCCAACACTAAACGCTCCATAAACTATACTGACACTACTGGTTTTTTTATAGATTTCAACTTAGACTCTGGGCCAGATGACATAGTTTCTCCGTACAACTGGGCTGTCGCAGGTGCTGCGAGGGCAGTGGAGGGTCAGGTTAGGCTACTAGACACGGTTAATAACTACTTTGAAATCACAGGCGTCCAACTAGAAGTAGGCAAAGTCGCCACGCCTTTTGAACACGCCCGATCCTACGGGGAAGAACTGGCGTTGTGCCAGCGGTATTTCCAAGTTCTTGGTGGCTCTGGAACAAATTACACATTAGCCGCAGGTTTTACTTCAGGTACAAGTTTTTTTGGGTACGGCAAGTTAATAAAAACAATGCGAGTTTCTCCAACCTTTAGTGTTTCGGGTACAGTATCTGACTTCGGGTATACACACGTTGCCGTTGCTGCGGCTGCTAGTGCAACACCTTATGTTACAACTACCCCAGACACATACTTTATGCAGTTTGGCAGTAGTACATCAACTACTAACAATGCAGGTGCATACGCTAGAATTACAAGCCCTGGTACAAGCGCTCATTTTGATGCGGAGTTATAATTATGGATAATGTGAACATTACAACAGCCCAGTACATAACTGACACTGGCGGAGATACTAACTGCATCCAAGCCACTATTGACGGCACGGAAATGTCTGTCCCCCTAGACCCTGCAAACCGCCATTATCAGGAAGTCCTAGACGCAATCATTGAACAAGGCTCAGACTGCTTTGACGGTGATATTCCAGAAGAACTACAGGCAGCGGCAGACGAAAAGCAGTTCAACCAACAGCTTGCAGACTACCGTGTAGCAGTGGCCCGACTAGCACAGTATGTGGTCGCAGAAGGTCGCAATCAGGTCACTGAGATGCAGCCTACTGGTGAACAGGTGTTCAACGAAGAAACAATGGAAATGGAAGATGTGATGCACGATGTAATCACAGTCACAGCCATTGAACCTGTTGAGCCTACGGTCACACGCATGGTGTACTCTGAGGATGATCCTATGGCAGAGCCTGTAGAGGAAACGATTGAGAACCCTCTGATTACAACAGATGTAGCTGAACGTGCAGAAGCACAGGCTGTAGTGGATGGTACGCCACAAGAAGTTAAGGACGCCGACTAATGGATAAGAGAACAGTAGCATCAGCGCATGAGCGGATAGACGGTCTTGAGAAAGAAGTGATTGCTATGCAGACAGAAATGCGAATCCAATTCAAAGATCTGTTTGGCCGTGTCAAGCGCATGGAAGCAATTATGATCGGCACAACAGGCTTTATCATTGCACTCTTAGTGGCAGTGCTGACAAAGATGGGCTGACAAAATGATTGACCCGGTAACAGCGGTCGGTCTAGCTACTAGCGCCTTTAATATTCTGAAGCAGGGTATTAGTGCTGGCAAGGACATCCAAGAAATGAGCGGAACCCTAGCAAAATGGGGCTCCGCTTTTTCTGATTTTCAGTACGCTGAAGACAAGACAAAGAACCCTCCGTTCTACAAGATGATGTCTGACAATAGCTCAAATGCTATTGAAATCTTTGCTCATAAAAAAAAGATGGAGGCTATGCGTAAAGAGATTAAGGATCATATCTCCTGGACGTATGGCCCTTCTGCGTGGGAAGAAGTTCTCGCTATTGAAGGTGAGATGCGCAAGATACGCAGGGAAGAGGCTTATAAAAAACAAGAGATGATAGACAACGCTATCAACTATACCCTTGGTGCAATCATATTTGCCATTGCGGGGGCTGGTATAGTGACAGGCTTTTATTATCTTGGTCGCTATCAGGGTAAATGGTGATGTGGTTTTTAGTTTGGTTTCAAGTTATGAACAACAACATTGAGCATTATCAACTCAATCAGTTCACTACTGAGAATGAGTGCAGAGAAGCTCTCGAAGATGCAAAGGTCTTGATAACTACAAGCCAGACTACGGTGTATTGCTTTGAGGTTATACCAGAATAAGAAGGGTGATTATGTTGTGTATGACAAAGAAGGCAGGGTCGTTATCATTACGCACCACAAACACTACGCTATTAACTACGCTAGGAGTTTAGAAAATGACGTTTGATAAGTATGACGTAAATAAAGATGGCACTATCGACGAGGTTGAGTGGCAGAAGTTGGCGCTTGAGGATCGTTGGCGTGAGCTTTCTGATGCTGATGCAAAGCGGGACACACAGCGCCGTTTAACTATGGCTTGCGCTGCTGGTATGCTGCTCTACCCTTTCGCTATTGTAGGGGCCTCTGCGTTGGGCTTAGACACTGCTGCCGATCTCATTGCCGACATTGCAAGCGTGTATGTGGTGGCTGCTAGTGGTGTGGTCGTTGGTTACTTTGGATTCAATGCGATGGAGGCTAAGAAATGATACAGGCTCTGATCGGCCCAATCTCTGAACTTGCTGGCGGCTGGCTCAAAGGCAAGGCCAGCGCCCAGGCTGCATCCGCAAACCTGAAGCTAGTTGAAGCGGAGGCCAAGGCAACCATAATGAAATCGGCTGCTACGTCTGAAGCTGATTGGGAAAAGATTATGGCCCAGGGGACGCAAAGTAGCTGGAAAGATGAGTATCTTGTATTGCTTTTTTCTATCCCGCTTATCCTGGCGTTCTTGCCCTTTAAGTGGGCAGACGATGCCGTGACTAATGGCTTTGCGGCGCTGGAAAAAATGCCAGATTGGTACAGTTACACTTTGGGGGTAATCGTTGCCAGCAGCTTTGCAGTAAGATCAGCAACTAAATTTTTCGGAGGTAAAAAATGAAAGAGAACTTTGGATACTGTTTAAGAATGCTACTCAAGCACGAAGGTGGCTTTGTGAATCACCCGAAAGATCCAGGGGGGATGACAAATTTAGGTGTGACCAAGGCTGTCTATGACAAGTGGATCGGCCGCGAAAGCACCGAGCAGGAAATGCGCGACCTAACACCGGATGATGTGGCTCCGATATATAAGAAAAACTATTGGGACAAGGTGCGCGGCGACGATCTAGGAAGCGGCTTGGATTGGTGCGCGTTCGATTGGGCTGTTAATTCCGGCAGCGGCAGGCCAGCCAAGGCTATTCAGCGTGCCGTAGGCGCAAAGCAAGACGGGGCAATCGGGCCTATGACGTTGCAGGCTGTAGCTGATAAAGACCCTAGAGAAATTATAGAATCTGTGTATCATACGCGGCAGAGATTCTATGAGCGACTGAAAACTTTTGAGACGTTTGGCAAGGGTTGGACGCGCCGCAACAAGGAAACGCTAGAAACAGCATTGGAGATGGCAGATGCCTAAGCAGGGATTATACGCAAACATTCACGCAAAGAAAAAGCGCATTGCCGCAGGATCTGGCGAGCGGATGCGCAAGCCCGGTGCACCAGGCGCACCAACCGCGCAGGCTTTCAAGGATAGCGCAAAGACCGCTAAGAAAAAAACCATAATGACCGGTAAGGCTTAAAATGAGCAGGTCGCCAGAAAGAACCGGCAACAGTGGCCGGCGCGCAGCGTTCTTGCAGCGCATGGGCAAGATGCCTGGGCCGACAAAGAACAAGGACGGCACGGACACGCCTCTCCTTAAATCTTTGAAAGCCTGGGGCGCTTCATCCAAGAGCGAAGCTGTGGCAAAAGGAAAGAGGATCTCAATGATGAATAAAAAGAAAAGCAGCGCATAAAAAGGTTGAACCAATTTCGTGCGCTGCTATAAAACTTTAGTGGGTGGCTTTCCACTAACATACAACCATTCTATGCCACGGGGCTTGGTCGGTTTGTTGTTGGTCGCGCTCTACCAAATGCGTCACATTTTTTACAGCGGCCACCCACACGATTCAACTTGCCATATGCATAATTCTATTAAATGCTTTTTGGCTAATTTTCTTTTTGGAAGAACTTTTTGTAGTTACAGACTTCATATAATTGTATAGAAATTTTCTTTGATCTAAGGTGATATAACCAACAGCAGAAGCAACTTCTATTATCGGTATGCTTGTATCAAATGAGGCACTGTAGCCGCGCCGCAACACTACACCGCATTGGCTTGGCCCAACTATGTTTCCGCAAAGATTTGATATGCATTGCAAACTGGGGGAGTTCGGAGTTCTTTCCCATTTTTTTAAAAAGAAATTCCACCAATCCGCTGACAGCTTCATGTCTTCAGTCAAAATCTCCCCTTTATAAACGTAATTTTTCATATTGTTATCACCCTAAAATATAATCCCGACCAGCATCATTAAACCAGCGCCGCTAATGAATCCAACTATGGCGCCGATCAAGCCGGCCATGTGGATCTCTTGTTCTGTAAACTTACTTTTCATTTGTCATCATCTCCCCTGCCAATGCAGCATAACCGCAAATATCTGTCCATGTATCTTCTTTGCTTGGTGACGTTAATGTACGTTGTACCTTGCTCA